TAAAAAAACCAGCCATCTGGTCTAGCTTTTGTGTTATCTGAGCATACCCTGCAATACTTTCTCTTTGTCCTGCAAAATCAATGTTTTGCGGAGGTCTTAAAAAATCGGTTGAGGTTTCGTATGTCAGTCTAGGTTTTGCCATTATACTATTGCTGTGGGTGAACTATATGTTGTGTTTAGATTTAATAAATTAGAACTTGGTGCTGTAGTAGCACTACCTGTGAAAGTAGAATCTGCAGAGGCAAAGGCACTCCCTCCATATAACATAGCTGCTGAAGTAATTGATTTACCCATACTTGTTAACGCTGCAGTTTGCGCACTCTTAACAGCCACTTTGCCTGCATAATTATATTGTTGAGCCTGTATATTTGCCATTTTTGTAGCCATAGTTTGATTATCTCTTGATATTGTAAAATCATTTACAGCTTGTCTTAATGAGTATGTGTTAATAATATCTGGTGAACCTCCACTAGAAAATGGGTCTATATTGCCAGCTGCAGCCCTAGCTGTATTAGCAGCTAAAACTCTATTGATTTTTTTTAGTTTTTCAACACCCTCCTGTTTGTATTTCAATGCTGTAATTTTTCCTTGTATTCTTGCAGCGTTTGCCTGCATATCATACATTTCTTTTTTTGCTTTTGCTTGTCGCATTTGTGCTATTGTGCTTACTGCTGTAGTGGCTATAGATGCAACTGCTAATACTGTTCCTATTGACATTTTATTTCCTTTCTTTTATTGCCCTACACTTACTTTGTAGGCAAGACTTAACACAGTCATAAAAACTGGCTGGTCTTGTGATATTGTTATTACTCCGTCATTATCATAACCTAGAAATCCATGTGTTCTTTTTTTACCGGTAAACGCTGTAACACCACCTATACCTGCTAGTGGTGCTGTTGTAAAATCTATCAACCTATTATTAATTACAAGGTTTTGTGTTTTAAAAACATGTGGTGTGATTTCTAGTATTCTTTTTTTTTGTGAGGCAATCGTACCACTTGATAATCTTGTTTCTACAGGATTTGTTATTACCTCTACATCATAATTTAACCCAACTTCTAAATATGTAAGCGGTGTGCCTCCAGCAGTAATAGCGCTACTAGATACTGTATCATCTGTGTCAACAATATCATCTCTAATAATTTTAACTGATTTACCCTCTATATGTCCAAAACTGTTGTATGTTGCACCAGAAAAACCAGAAGTTATTTGTGTAGAACTATCGGTTGTAAAGTCATCATCAAAGACCTCAACATAAAATTTTGTTGCACCACCTATAGTTCTTTTGACTATTGTATATATTGTATCAACATCAACCGCCACATCTTTAAATGTGCCATCTGTAACAAGATGTGAGGGGGCTACTATATTCTGACCTTTGTTTAACATAAAGGCTGCTATCTGGCCTGTAAATGGTACGCTGGAGTCTCTGTAACCAGTGCTATCTTCTCCATTAAGTATCAATAATAAATCACCTTCTGTTGTATCTGTAGCTGCTCTAAGAGCAGTTTTTATTGGGTCAACAATTAAATGCGAGGCAAGTAAGGAAATATTGTTGGCAACATAAGATAACTCAACATCAGAAAATAAAAGTTCTCTTATAGCTTTGCCTTGTCTTTGTATGAATAAGGTGCCTCCCTCTGCAGCTTGTGGTCTTACAAACGCTTTTGCCCCACGCTTTGTACTAGACTTAGCCACAACATTTGATGGGGTAATAGGGTCCAAGTCTCCTTGAGGAATAAAGAACTCAGCACCGGTTGTAAATATTTGTAAATCTCTACCAGACCTCATACCAGTAATTGTGTTCACACTATCAGTAGCCAAAGTAATTTTTATAGCATCATCATCTAAACCCTCAGCTGCTTTGAAATTAAAAAATTGTCCTACTTTTGAACCAAATAGTGTTGATGGTAATGAACCACTGCCACCAAAAAAAAGGCGTCCTTCATGGAAGGTTGCTGATATAGGCCAACCTCTAGTATTACTCCAGGCATCTTCATATCCACTCTCTAAAAACCAATTACCAGAAGATATTGAACTGGTGTCAAAAAAAGGTATCTCAACAAAAGCCTCTACCTTTGTTGTAGAAATAAAATTTACTATTCTTGCTCTACCAAATCCATCTTCAGATTCTATAAACTGGTCTACATTTGAAGAACTAAATATGCCAGAGCCAGCTGTAATCTCTATAGTGCCATCAACAGCTGAAGGGGTGATTGTTGTTGAAGGAGAAGTTTTAGTAATTGTAAATGCGTGCTTAGGAATAGTTAGTTCTGAAGTTAGTGCAGTGGCAGTCCATGTTGTATTGTTAGCCCCTCTTTGAACTTTGAAAGGTGCAAAGTTTGGGTGAACAAGTATTAAAGTATCAGCAGACTGTGTATAATATAATCTATTTATATCAAAATTTGTAACCTCATATAATGTACCAACAGTTAATTCTAAATAATTATTCCCACTTGAATTAATATTAGTTAGTAATGCACCATCTTTAAAAAAAAACATTCTTATTTTTGCATTAGGGTTATCGGTTTTTACAGCCGTCATAACCACCATAAAACTTTCGTCAACAGAAAACTCAAAAGGAACAAGATAGTGTCCGTTAGCTGCCCCATCATTTGTTATATCTAATAGAAATTTAAGACCTGGACGCCTACTGAATCCTCCTTGCGGTTCAAAAATTACATTCTTTGCTGACTGTACAGATGTGTAATATTGTTGTAAGTCTATTCTACCTTGTAATAAAGGGTCTAACTCTCCAATAGTAAATGATGCTTGATACTGCTGTATTCTGCTCATCTTATATCCGTAAGCAAATAATCACCTACTATAGACGGCGTTTGTCCTCCACTATCTATTGACGCTGCCTGTCTAAAGTAACCTCCTCTAAAATTTTCTGAGGCGGTGCCTAATGCTATACTCCTCCAGTATTCAGCTTTTGTTGTTTGGTCTGTCATGACTTCAGCTAAATGCCATGCCATTTGATAACCAAGTAGCTGAATAAAATAACTTGGCATATTACCTTCACCAACAAGTCTTTGATAATCAATATGTATTTCTGTAGCATCTGTCATTAGAACGGAATATTGGCCTGCTGATTGACCCATTTCCCAATCTTTAAATAATTGTCCTCCAGGACTCTTTGTTGTTCTGACGGCCTCTGGAACGCCGTTTAAAATATCATTAGGTAACAAGTATTGATATGTCCATTCACTATTTGGTACATCTACATCTCTTGCTAATTCTGTTTTTGTTATGGTGAAAGACCAACGATACATACCTAATGTCATTTTTTTTGTATCTTCGTAAATGTTTGCACAGGCATTTGCACCTGGCGTGCCATCAGTAAAACTTGTAATAGGTTCAGCGCCTAAAAATAAAAGCGCTTTGTTACAAACAGTTACATTAGTATCACCTTGAGCCATAAATATAATCCTTAGAAAAGGGGGGCCGTAGCCCCCATTCTCTATAACTTAGTCAGCGTCAGCTACAGTAATAGCTGTACCATCTGAAACATCAACAACAGTTCCAGTATTTGACAGCACAACAACAATATTCATTGTTGGTGTATTACTATCTCTAACAAAAATTATATCACCAACTGCAACATCTTTGGCCACTTCATTGAAGTAACCTTCACTGTTTACAGCAGCGATTGCATCTGCACTTGTATAAGAAAACATTTGAGGTGCAGTGCCTTTTTTTGATTGTCCACCAATAGGATTCCAACCTGTTCTTGCAAAAGCCATAATATACCTCCTAGCTTTCTCTGCAGACTACATCAACAATACCATCAGTATCTATTGCAACACTACCCATAGATAGTTTTGCAGTTACTAGGAATGAAGTTTTTTCTGCAATATAGTTAATTTCCGTTGAGGCTGGCATACCAACCGCAACACCCATAGATGATTGATGAAAAGCAAAACAAGTTCTATCGTTAGAACCATCTTTTGATAATCCACCTTCATCTCTATCACCAAGAATATGAAAGGTAAAACCCATCATAGTTCCGATTTGTCCAGAAACCAAGGCTTGGATTGTTTGGAAATCAGAACTTATTGCTCTTTCATCTCCTAACAATGCTGCCAAGTTGTTTGCATGAATAATCATGTGGCGATTTTCTGCAGGAACATTTTTTGCATCTAGTGCTTTTTTAGCTGCAATAATTTTTCCTACATTCAAATCACTAGCTGTAGCTGAACCGGAAGTAACGACTGTGTTTGCCACAGACGAGCCGGCGCTTGCCGCTAGTAATGCGTCTAATAAAATCTGGTCTTGACGCCTTCCGATAGCTGAGCCAACCACTTGGGCCAGTTCACTTCTTTCGTCAAAATTAATTTTATTTTGTAAAAATATATCACTGTATTCAGCCGCATAGAA